GGTAATAGTATTACCTGTTGCCCCTAACCTTGCAGATATGTCTGCACCGCCTGAAATATTATTGTAAAGTCCGTATGTCTTCTGAGTAGCTGGGAATTGAACAGTATGAGTTGTCGATACAGTTCCACTAAATAATAATGTATTTTGTCTTGCTTGATTATTAGCTGCAGTTTGTGGTCCATCACTATTTGTTAAAGTAGTTGATGTTCCAGTCGTAATAGCAGGTACCGCATAAACTCCAGCAATAGCAAATTCAAATACTTGAGAAAAATTGTTATTGGTAATAGTCCCCCAAGTGCCAGAATTTTCTCCTGTAGTTTGAAGCTCTATTCTTAGACCTGTTGAATAAGTTGAAGCCATTTAATCTCCTAATAAAGTTTTATTGATTATTATAAAGTTTGTCAAAACTTTTATGCAGCCTTATGGACTTCTTTCCAAGTCAGAGAACTGTTAGAATCATCGACTTGTGACCAAAAGATCCCGCCTAATGTTCCAGTACTACTTGTAGCAGAAACTCCTGTTATTGTAAAGACCACATCTGTTTGAATATTTAGAGTACCCACAGAAGTAGATGCTTCTTCGCTAGGAGCCATGTAACTTGTTTCTTGAGTAACATCACCTTCACTTGCCGTTGCACTAACTCCTGTAACAAAAATAGATGTTAATACATCCCCTACAGCAGATGTAGCTACCTGACCTGCAGGTTCAACTGTTGGAGATATTGATATATCAACTGATCCCGTATTTGCATCTAATTCTGGTTCAGAAGCTGCTACAATAGTTATTCCAGCGTCTCCTGTAATTGAATATGTTCCAATAGAAGTAGTTAATCCTGCGGCTGTTGGAGATATGATTTGATCCGTAGTAGCGGTTATACTTCCTACACCCGATGTTAAACCATTTCCTGTAGCGCTAGGAGAATTACTTATAGCTCCCCATGCTTCATCGCCCCAACCAACAGGTGCACCTGTATTTAAATTTGTAGACCTATTCCATCCAACTCGTATATCAACACTTTGACTTGTTGTACCAACAGCACTACTTGCGGAATTTCCTGTAATAGGAAAAATAAAATCGGACTGAACAACGTACGTACCTATAGGTTGCCATGTAGCAACCACACCTGCAGATATTACTGCCTCAGCAATACCTGTAGCAGTTACATCGTTAGTATTAGATGTTAATCCAATACCAGTGACAGAAATAACTTGATCAGTAGTAACAGTTACATCGTTATTAGATGCCGTGAGGCCAATCCCTGTAACAGGTATTGGACCAAATTCATTCCAATTACCATCGCCCCAGGCTTGTCGGCCCCATCCTTGGACGGAAGCCATAACTTATCTCCTATGCTATTCTTAAGATTGCAGCAGTTGCTTCAGCAGCAGGGAATGTAATGGTAAATGTTCCAGCAGATGAAGATTTAACTCCACCAAAATCTAAAACACAAACAGCAGCATTCGTAGTTAATCCTGATACTGTAGAAAAATTGTAAATTACTGCAGCTTGAGCCGAAATAGTTGCACTGGTAAATGATAAGTCAGGTGAAAAATCACAAACAGCCGTATCGCCAGATAATACTGGTGTTACCGATGTTAATGCTCCACCTCCCGCAGCATATGTTCCTGATGCTCCTACTTCATCTCCTGTTGCATAGACAGTAGTTGATTTACTTAATGTTGCTTCTGAATCGTAAAGCGCTAATTTAAAAGTGTTCCCTGTCGTTGCCGTAAAATTGTGCAAGCCTTTCAGAATCTCCACTTTAAAACTGTTACAAACAGCTTGAGTTATTGCCATATTGACCTCCTATGGGTTCTTTGACTCGAGAGGGATACGAATAACGCCATCTCGAAATTCGTCTCTGCGGTCACGCCCCATCTCATACGTTGCGAGAGCCTGCACAGACTCATTAAACATTTTATCATAGTATTGTATCATATCTGCTGGACCTTTCAAGTATCCAAGTGCTTGTAAAATACAACCATATAAAAGCACGTTTGGAGCGTTTTGACTTAACCAAGTAGATGTTTGTGTACTTGATAAACCATCAGGCTTGTACGTGTATGCGAGCTCCGTACTTAGAGCAACGTTGGGAGTTGGCGCTATATAGTGTGTGTCCTGATCCCACATAGCGTAATATTTAGGAGTAGCATTAGCTGTCCTATCAGGCCAATATTCATTCATAAACGAAATATCTTTTTGTATCAAGAAAGTTCTTTCAGGCTCACTTGCACTAGCATCATAAACTTGCAAAAATCTTGTTGCTTGCCAGTCACTTGGCAAAGGCATAAAAGGATTTCCTACAGTTAATGTTGCATAATCATATCTACGGTAATAATTAAGATCTACCGTTCTCATTATTTGATCTTCTATAGATTCTATAAAAGGTTTAATAATAGCATCTGATAGAACATTTGAATCTGTTTCAGTGTAATTTCTTACATTATCATTTAAATCTGAATAATCGGTCATGATGTACTTACTGTAACATTTCCAACACGAGATAACAACTGTGTCCTTTGTTGAGGTTGTTGATCACTAAGAGGCATCATACTTCTTTGAGTATCAGCATAAGCTACACCATTAGCATAATAATTAGTAACTGGTTCTAATAAAGTTTGAAAAGAATTAACAGCTTGACCATCTCCTGTTCCGTCAAAAACATTTCCATTAGGAGAAAGAACAACATTTCCTGTAGCTCTTCTAACCGCATTATCACCTACATAAACATTAGAATCAGCTATTTGTGGTCTAGGATGTTGTAAAGATTGAGGGTCAGTAGGATGATATTGTGGATCTAATTGGGGTTGCTTAGGTTCAAATTCAGAAACATGAACCCAAGATCCCGTCCATTCTTGCACCATTTCATTATAAGGAAATGCCATTCCTGATCTATCAGAAATTCTTTTTGCAAATTTACCTGATGCATATCTTCCCATTAATAGCTCCCTGCTGTAACACCTATATAAGGAACAAAATGAGAGCTAACATTTCCTCTATTAGTATCTGCTGCTCTTTTAAATTCTTCTTCGTAAACTAATTTTAAAATTTGAGTTCTATCAGGAGCATATTTTAAAGCTAAGTAATATGCTAGACCTGCTGTAAGACAGGGTAAAAATGAAAAAGGAACTTCATTATTATTAGTATAAGCTCCAGAATCTTTCATTCTTAACATAGCATAAAATACGACCGTATAAGCTTGATCCGCTGCAGGGTATAAGTATAAAGTAGGATTAATTGTTTTTTCAAAATAAAATTGAGATGGTCTTCCGCTTGTTGTTTTAACTGTATAATTTAAATAAGTAGAACGACTAATAGGAGTAGTAGAAAACTCATTGTTATTAGCATCTCTTATAACTAAATCCGTAATATCTACAATTTCAGAAGCAGCATTAGCTCCTGAACCATATAAATCAGTTCCAGAAAGACTAGTAGTATTAGCTGTTAAAGAAGCAGTTTGTTTCTTTATAGTCCAAAGATTAAGTCCTCTATTAGACCATTCAGCTAAAAGAAGATTTAATGAACGACGTGCGGTTTTTAACTGATATCCTGTTCGATCTTGTAAACCGCATCGTTCAAAAGCTTCTTCTACTATTTCATCAATAGAAAGATCAAAGTTAGCTGTGCTAGCATATGAAGGCATTAAAATTACTTACCAGATTTACCAAAGCCACGTTTTGCTATACCGCCTCCACGTTTATTAATAACACCTTTACCTTTACCACGACCAAATTTACCATAAGATTCATCTCTGCTTGCTTTTAATTGTTTAGGAGTACGTTTTTTTCTTATACGCATTGCAATAGATTCATCTTTACGATCTTTATAGCCTTGTTCTTTTTTACCAACACGACCACCTTTTTTCATTCCACTTGGTCCACGATCCATTAACATAGTAGGCATACGTTTTGATCTTTCATCAACACCATAACCTCTTGAATACATCATGTCGCCTGTACGACCACCCATATTCATTTTTTTAACTTTTCCGCCACCTCGCATTTTAGCAGTTTTTTTAACTCTTCCTCCGCCTTTCATTTTAGCGGTTTTCTTTTTACCCATCATGATAGACCTCCATTGATCTGTTTGTATTTATTAGCACGTGATACTACGACGTCTCGATAGTATTCGTCAGGCCACATTTTATAGTAACCTTGC